TCAGTCTTCGGTTTTCAAGGTGCCAACACGCCGCCGAACGTCATTGACGGCGTAGATGGCATCCACCACTCGGCAATCTCCAGCCAGACGGTCGAGGTCATCCGACACCTTCCTGATGGCGTCCCAAAGGGCATAGAAGGCATCCGTCGCCATGTCGGCTCGCGCTCTGTCAGCCGGCGCCACATCCAGCTCCAGATAGGTATTCTCGAAAGCAAACATGATGGCCTCCACCTTTGCGATGTCGAAAATTGCCTCGTTCAGATTTCTGTTCATTTTCTTTACTCCTTCGTGATGTATTGGCACTCGTACACCGGGGTAAAGACTTCATTCATAGCGGCGCTGTCGGCTGCTCTCATTGGTGGGGAGTTGTTACGGGCCCTGTGCGAGCGTCGAGAGCAACGTCCGTGCCTCTTTTTGCTTTCCGCTTCTGTATTTACTTTGCTGCTTGAGCCGTCACGAATCGGCCCAGCATTTCTCTCGCGTCCTCCACCCTGCCGGCGGCGCATACGTCGAAAATGTACGCGCAGTCCTTGGCTGACATGATGTGCTCTGGCAACGTGTCGTCGCGGATCGTGTCGAGGAACAGCTCTTCGCGTTCGTGCAGCGTCAGGCCAGTCTCCCAGACTACGCGGCATATCTGCTTTGCGAGGTGATCCTCAATGACCGGCTCGGCGTACACGCCGCTCGTGGCGAAGTAGAACGTCAGCATTCCCAGCTTCAGGGCGTCGGTATATCGCTTCTCGCTCTCAAGGATCTCGGCCATCTCCGTCAGCCATTCGACAGCCTGCGCGATCTGGCCGGTGCGGATGCAGTCGTTGTATTGCCGTGCGGCGGCCTCATAGCCGCCGTGCTCGCCTGTTGTCATAGTCATTCCCTCCGTTATCAAAGAGGCCGATTGCGTTCGCAAAGCCTCTGTATTTGTGATTATACCACCAGAAAATGTGACTGTGAAGTCAGGACACCGTCAGGAATCGCCTGAAACCGTCAGTAACGTGTCTGTTTCATTTCCGTGGGTGTGTGGGTGGGCATCTGCAAAATCGCCGTACGCGGCCTCTACGCCGTTTTTACGCAGGCCGTCTATGATGGCCTCTTCCGACGGAAAGAAACGGAGAGCTGCCGACTCGTTTCCGTTGATACGCACCGACAGCTCTCCAGTATCAGGCCACGAAAACCGCAGCTCACTTTTCATCGGGGTCGTCCATCGCACTGTCCTCCCCGTCGGGGAACATCTGGCTTCCGATGCGATTGTACTCCTCGAAAATCTTGTCGAACGCCTCCTGCCAGACCTCGTCGTGGTCGTGCTCAACGCCGACCGCCACATGGGCGAGTTCGTGCGCAAGGACTTCGACTGCGTCCGCAACCTCAAGGCTCGGCTTGACAAAGACAGCAACAGAGCCATCATCGGCAAAGTCGGTCAGGCCATACACAGGCTTGCCGTCCTCTTCGTCGCGGATCTGCGGCTCCCAGTAAATCTCGCACTCCTTGTCGGGGTACAGCTTCTTGAACGCTCCCCAGACCATAGCGAACATATCGTTCTGGAACGGCGCGATCAGCCGGTCTTTCAGGTCCATCGGAGAGAGGCGCGTCTCCTCGTACATCCGCAGGCGCTCTCTGGTCTCTGCGAAGGCCCACGCCATCGTGTAGAGCAGGGCAACCACGCCCTCAATCGTATCAATGCCGTCGAACAGCCACTCAGAGGTCGCACACGAAAGCTCCAAATCGTCTTTGAGGCGTACGTTCTCCAAGGTTTCGGGGCTGTACTTCTGCAGAATGTCCCGCGTCACGTTGCTCAGGGTCGCGTCTGAGAAGTCAGGCGCCGGCCCATAGCCGCGGACGTAAACCTCTTCATCCTTGATGAACACCAAGTTCAGCGCCGCCTCCACATTGTCCTGCGGGTCGTCGGTCACAATGGGCACATACTTTTTCATTTCGCTTCCTCCTTCTCCTGCTTCCAGCGCAGGAACTCAACGCTTCCGATGACCCACTTCAGGGTCTTCCCGCCGTACATTTTCTGCAACTGCTCAAGCACGTTTTCGGGGACGCTGAAGCTGTCGCAGACGCAGACCGCCGGCACTTCGCCTCGGCTGTTGCGCACCAGCACCAGGTCATCCTTCTTCAAGTCTCTCTCCTCGGGTACTCCGAAAAGGTAGTGCTGCGCATCATTCAGGTGATGCACGATGACGATTTTCATTTGAAATCACCTCCTTCGTCGCGGATCAAGCCCTGCATACGGGCCGCAGACAGCAGCTCTCCGAGCACCGCCTGCATCTTCCGAGGCCGCTCCTCTTCGCTGGCACGGTTTGCCTCCGCAGCCCGCCACGCCAGTTGGCTGAGCACCCCTCTCAGGTGGATCATCCGGTCGTGGTCTTCCTTGGCAGCGGCAGCCATTCGTAACGCCTCCGCCATATCCTCGTTGTTCCGTCTGGCCGTGTCGTAACGGGTAATGCCCGTCTCCTGATAGTTCTGGAACGCCGTGTCAGCCTTGCGCTGATACCGCTCTGCCAGCTCCATCAATTTCTTTTTGTCCATGTCTCGCTCCTTTCTACACCGCCACCATGTCCAGCAGGGCGGCCATTGTCGTGATGGTGTCGCCCACTCTGGCGACATATTCGGGGAAGTTTGCCCTTGCAACAGCCGCGGCCATCGGAGGGCAGACGGCATTGCCACAGCGGGCGACCTGTTCGTTCTTCGGGTACGGGTTGCCCATATAATCGCGGTCGATGATGTAATCGGGCGGGAACCCCATCGCATTGTAAAGCTCTCTCGGGGAGAGCATCCGCAGGCCGATGTCTGCAATGAAGTAGAGCGTCCCGCCGATGCTCAGAAGCAGCAGGTCGTCATCGGCCAGCTCATAGCCGCAGTATCGGTTCAGCAGGTCGCGGATCAGCGGCCAGCGATACAGGTTCTCGTCGGGGCCCGCCTTGCAAAGCAGCGTGTCGCAGAGGGCGAACACACCAGCCGACGTTTGCGTCGGCAGCGCATCCGTCGGGCGTGTTCCCACCTCATTCCCCTTGAACTTCACCACATGGGCCGCGCACACAGCATTGTGGTCGATGGCTGTCACCGTCGGAAGCGGTTCTTCCATCTTCTCGCCGACCACACCGCTGTAATACTTCACCAGATTTGCGCAGGTCAGGCCGTAGCGGTTCGAGGCATCCACGGTTGGGATCGGAGCACCGAGGCCAGAGGCCCGGACATTTTCGGTCTGCTCGGTATGGTACTGAATGAGCGATGGCGCCACAATACCGCCAGTATGCTTGGCCGTAATGGTTTTGTATGGGTCGCGCACATCGGCGACGTGGCCGACTCCTGCGTGGTTACACTCGGCCAGATATGGGGTCACAAGCATCTGGTTCCCCGCGGTCGTCACGGTATGCACCGGATCACCGGCAGGTGCTCCGACACTGTTGCTGGTGTTCGTCGCCGTGAACGGTGCCAGCACCGGCTTGCAGAGGTTGTGCTTGCCGCTCCCGACCACCGTAGGCAGCGGTTCCTCGATGTCGTGTACCCGTGGGGCCTGTCCCTTTCGTTCTCCATAGCCGGTCGGGACGATATACGGCTGGCCGCTCTTGATGGTGAATTTATCCACGCCGCGGATGATTCGCCGCATGGTGTTGTCCGCCAAAGGCCGCACCGCCTTCAAATTGTACCGCTCCTTGATTTCCTCCTTGGTGTCGAAGATGGACGGGCAAGGCAGGCTCCAGTCGATGATCTCCGCCGCGCTGCGCCACGGTTTTAGCCTGCCGCTCTTTACGGCTTCGCTGTCCCGCGGAGCGTGGGTCGGTTCGGGCCACACAATGGGCTTTCCGTCGCAACGGGCAATCAGAACGAACCGCTTGCGGCTGGTTGGTGCGCCGTAGTCAGCCGCCACCAGCTCACGCCATTCGACCTCGTAGCCGAGATCCCGAAGCTGGCCGATGAACTTTCTGAACGTCGTGCCTGCCAGCTTCTTTACGGGTTTGCCTTTCCTGACCGGCCCCCATGTTTGGAACTCTTCGACATTTTCGAGGAAAATCACTCGCGGCCGCACCAGAGCGGCCCATCTCAGGGTGATCCACGCAAGACCACGGATTTTCTTATCAACGAGAGCCGCGCCCTTGGCCTTGCTGAAATGCTTGCAGTCGGGCGAGAACCACGCACCGCCCACGGGACGCCCACGGCATACGTCACGCGGATCTACATCCCAGACGGACGCCTGATAATGCTCCGTGTACGGGTGGTTCGTCTTGTGCATCAGGATCGCCGCAGGGTCATGGTTGATGGCCGCCGCCACCGTAATGCCGAGGCCGACCTCCATGCCCGTCGATGCACCACCGCCTCCCGCGAAGCTGTCAACGAAGATTTCGTCGTCGATGCCGATTTGTGCGCAATTTCTCATATCTTCCACTCCCCCTCATGCGGCCGAAGGAACCGGAAGGTCGCCGAGAGCTGCAGGTCGTTGTTTTCTTCTTCCTGCCTCTCGTAAACGACAGCGTCGTGTTCCATCACATACTCCGCGATGTTGTGCGCAATCTCCGCTCGGAGCATCTTCTCTATTTCGGCCTCGTGCGTTCCGGTAAAGGCAGGCACGATCTTCACCATCCTGACCGTCTGGATGTCGTAATGGAGGACCTGCGCGATGGGCGCAGGAAACGTCGCCTCAGCGCGTGTCAGGCCGCCGAGTGCATGGATGATTTTTGCCTTCAGCCTGTCAATCCATTTCATGTGCGACCTCCTTCATCAGCTTCCCGTTCTGAACTCGGTATGCTTTGTCATCCCAATACTCAGTCGCGCCGACCTTGCGGGTGTCGTTCCCGTAAAACTTCTTCCACGACGGCAAGCTGTCGTTCACGGCATCGAAATGCAGGCCCCATCTGGCGCAGGCTTCGAGCGCGTTCTCAAGCAGTTCTCCCTCTCGGCACGTCCAGAGAATGAGGCCCGCTCCGGCGATTTGCTCTGCCGCTGCTGCGACGATAATCTCCCAGTTTGGAGCGCCGATGTCCGGGTATGCGTTTGCGCAGAGGCAGCCGTCAAAGTCGATGGCTATTGCCTTCGGCAACGTCTGCGCATACTGCTTCCGACGCTCTGCGTCGTCTGCCTGCATCTGTTTCAGCACCTCCTTTGCCAGTTTCGTCGTGCATCCTCTGCCCTCTCTTAATTTCTCCAGCGGGCATCCCCTGCAGTTCAGCTCAGCACAGCACCTCAGCGTCTTCACGATAACCCCTCGTCTCATGCCAGCGCCTCCTCTCTGCCGATCTGCTGGAACTTGTAGACGAAGACCCACGGGTTCGCATACCATCCCAACTCGTCGAGTTGGTCTGCAGAGATGGTGCTGTTCCAGAGATCCCGAAAATCCATGCGCATGGCTCTGTACGGCTGGTTCCGGTCAATGCCTTCAGCCTTCAACCCGCCGCCGTTGATGTCTCCGAGCCTCTCCACGGAAACGTCCACGATTTTCAGGAATGTCCTCGCCGCCTCTTTTGGCATGAAAATCGATGGGTTCCACTTGGAGCCGGTGCCCCACTTTGCAACGAACTGGTCAAACGCCTCTCTGGATTCCGAGTCGGAGCATCCGCCGGGGAACTGGATTTTCCCGAGCGGGCCACCTGCTCGGAACTCGATCTTTGCATCCGCCTCAAAGCGGTGCGCAGATTGGACGCGCCAAGTCTCTCTAACGTAGAGCACGTCGTTGAACCAGAACTTCGGCTTCACGGTTTCCGCCCAGTCGCAGAAGATACCGCCGACACCGTTGTTCCCACACATCAGGTCGAACGTCTGGTTCTCTTCATCACAGTCGAGGACAAACCGTGCGCCCTCAGGCTGCGGGAGAACTACGCGCCGTGTCTCTGTCTTTTCGCCGGCCATGATTTTCTGCACCATCTTTGTGTTGAACAGGATCGGTTTCAGTTTCGCCACTTGCTATCCCTCCTTCTTGTAAAGCGGGTCATCCTTACCGAGCACGGGGTAATCTACCTGCCCGCCTTTTTTGATGACAACCCGATATTTTTTGTTGATCCCCCGCCGCGCCCGATTTGCCAAAGCGTAGAAGCTGTCAATGCTGGCGCATCCGAGGGCTTTTCGACACTCAGCCGCGTTGCCTCTGGTCAGCAGCTCGCCGCTGTATCGGTCGTAGATTTCGTAGTAATTCATCGCTCCACCTTCTCAATGCCGTCCATCGGCACCAGCCGCTTCTTGTTTTCAGCGTAGTAGACGATGGCAAACGGTTTCGGATTGATTGAGCTGCATTGGAAGCCGCTTCTTCCATACGGAGGTTCGTTCCATTCGCAGAACAATTCCGTGCAGAGCCATGTCACGCCGACGAAGACTCCGGTGAACAAAGCCGTTTTCGTGACGAACTTCTCGCAGGACTCGTAATCTTCAATTTCTTTTCCCTCCGTTGCGCCCTTCTCCCACAGAAGCGCCATTCCGAAATCGCTGTTGTCAATCTCGAAGTGATTACCGCTTGGCCTGATGTACGCGCTGCATGATACTCGATCTCCGAGCCGCAGCTTCGGCATTTCAGTCGTACTCGTAGTCACCCAGCTTCACCTCCATTTCGCAGTCGGGGCATTCGACGTAGCCCCAGTCATCACCCCAGCACTCAGGGACATCGAGTTCTCGCCACGGAACCGTGACTTCTCTGCCACAGTGCGGGCAAGTAAATGTGACCGATACCGGCTTCACGTCGATGTGGAAGCCTACTGCTTTGCTCATGGCCGCGCCTCCTTTCTTTGCGGTATTTTGAATTAGCCAAGCGGCAACCAGAGGGTAGAGCAAGGCTCTACATCCTCTGGAGCATCACGCAATGATGAAAGTATTGCCGCCCTCGGCTGGAATCGCTCTATTCGGGTCTTACAGCGGCTTTCTGATCTTGACGATGCGGGTAACAACATCTGTGCCGCTTTCGCGGAACGCCCCCGGCTCCAGCTTGATCGTCTGAGCATACACGCTGTCGAGGAAGTCTCTGAACTCTACGGACTTCTTATCGCTGCGGAAGAACGTGCTCTCGCACATGATGGCAACCAGAACGCCGCCGGCATCCAGCAGATCGTAGGCGTGACGCACATGGTCGATGTCCTGATGGCGCGTAAAGGGCGGGTTCATCACGACGCGGTTGATAGTGCCGATTTCCTTCTTCGTCACGTCCAGAAAATCGCGGTAGTTCACGCCATAGGGCTTCTCGGACAGATACCGCTTCATGTCGGTGTTCAGCTCGATACAGCACATACCGGCGGGCAAATGCTCCCAAATGACATCCGCCAGTTGGCCGTTGCCGCAGGACGGCTCCAGTACCTCGGATGCGCTGTCGATTTCGGCCATCTCGCACATTCGCTCGGCGACGGCGCGAGGCGTCGGGAAGAACTGATACTCTCGCTTCAGGTCTTTCACTTCCTGCGTGAGCAGGACGTTCTCCAGCATCTCCGCCACATCGTCATCCTCGGCGAAGACGTGGGCTTTTGCCTTTCGGTTCCACTTGCCGCCCATGTTCTCCAGAACCTTGTTGACCTCCGTGTAAGTCTTGCGGTCAAGCTGAACACTCGGCAGGTAAAGCAGGTTGCCGTCCGCTCTGCACTCGCCCAGCACATTCAGCACATTCTCAGGAATTTTTGCCATTTGTTTCGTCCTCCTTATTTTCCACCGGCCGTGCTCCAATGAACTCCTCGGCCAGTTGTTGATACTCTTCTGGCGTGATATATCCACGCCGCTTCTGCTGCTTCCAGTAGGCCATGATCTCGTCGTACCGAGTCTTCAGCGAAGCGTATCGGCCATAGGCACCGTTCAACTCGTGGCAGACCCGCTCCAGCTCAATTCGCTTCTCTGCGAAATTCTCGGCCAGTTCCAAGCTCGGCGCCCGCCCAAGCCTCGCAGACCCACAGGCGCAACACATCTTCGGGGCTATGCCCTGCACGGCAAAGGCAGCTCCGCAGTCAAGGCATATCCACTTTTGCTGCCGTCCTCTTGCCATTCAGGCTACCTCCTATCACACAGGTTTTTTCCACCGGCATCCGCGGCAGGCTCCTTCGTGTTCCTGCTTGTACTTACCGCACATATAGCACAGTTCATTGACGGCCGTGCGGTATTCCCGTTCCAGCTTGCGGACCTCGGCAGGCTCCCGGTTGGTGTCTTCGTAGTCGGCCAGCCGGTAGAACACGGCTTCGACCGTCGTGCCGGTCGGCTGAGATACCGTGCCGTCGCTGTTTCGTATCGTCAGGCGCTCCATCGTCATGCCTCCTGATACCGGATGGGCCGCTCGCCGCGCTCGTCGAAGTCAAGGCAGGCTTTTTTCGACTGACAGCAATAAAGCGGCGTCCCAGCTCGCGGATAGTGCTTGTTCTTGCGAACCTCGCAGATGCCTGACGCTTTCATAGGCTCTCTGAGGAAGTGGTGGCACTGGCCGCAACATTGGCCGAGGCTTTCGGGTCTGACCTTCAGCCGTCCTTCTTTCTCCGCTTTGAGCAGGTCGAGAACGCGCTGAAGGCTCATGCCGTCTCGGATCAGCTCGTCCTCAAACTTCCTGTACTCCGCGCAGGCTTCAGCCGGGATGTTCGCATCCTCGTACATTCTCAACACTCCGAGCGCCTTTTCAACCGTTTTGATCTCCTCGGGCTCGAAGCAAAAGTCCTGCTCATTGATGATGTCTTGCAGTTTCTTCGCGTATTTCTCCATCTTTACGCCTCCATCTGTTCAATTTGAGCGCACAGTTCGTCCGTTACGTCATTGCCATAGCTGAGCTCTTCGTAACCACTGCCGCCACCATCGCTCAATTTCTCCACGTCTATCCCGTTCCGTTCCAACCAGAGTCCCACTTCACGGTCAAGATTGCTGGCCATTCCTGCGTAGAGTGCAATCCGGTGCATCTTCTCGCGGATATACTTCGGCACTTTCATTCCGTCTCTTCGCGCTCCTCTCAATCGCAGTCCACATACCACCATCCGGTGCATCTGTCTTCTTCGCCAGACCGTGCATCTTCTGCCGGGTCATAATACCCGGTATGGAAAACAACTTCTTCGCCCTGTGCAGCGTAGAGTTGGAAAAGCAGGTCGCACATGGCATCCGCAATGGCTTCCGTCTTGCACATCAGCTCGTCGCCGTTTCCCCAAACCTCGCCATCTGAATAGTCCCGCATCCGACTCAGGAACAGCTCGAACCAGTCGATTTTTTCCCGCGTGTCAATGTGTTTGACGGGCGGATGGTCTGCCGTCCAGAAGTCAACTCCTTGGAAGTTATCAGCGTCGAGGATATACTCGCCATTTTTCCAGCGGCGTTCAACTTCGCGCAGGGCCGCCTCCTCGCTTTCTGCCTCCACCGCCACCTGTGTCTCAAGTGTCTCGCGGATGTTGATGCTGAACTCTCTCGCTTGCGCCTCAATCTCGTCAGCGGACTTCTGTGCTTTCAGTTCAAACTCTGACGGCATAAATGGCATCGGGCGTTCTGTGTCCCACAGCGGAGGCAATTCCATGCACCGCCATTTACCGCCTCCAGCCGGCACCTCCACTGTCACGCGCCCTTCCCTGTCGGCCTCGGCCAGCTCGCGCAGGCGGGTATAACCTCCGCCGATGCTGTTCAACGCATCCGTCATTGCGCACCACTCGAACTTCATACTGAGGACTTCCTGCGGCGTCAGCTCCGTGTCCAAATATTCCCGCAGCAGCGGGCAGTGCGCCGCCGGGACCGCCGTGCAGAATCCGCCGACCGCGGTGCAATTCCCGTTATCTGTGTGCCGGTATTTGCATCTCAAGCAATTCACGTCTCCCAATGTTTTGCCTCCCTTCTCAGTAATCGAAACAGGCCATATAGAAGTGAATTTTCCCATCCTTGATTTCGTGGGTGCAGCACTTCCACAGGTCGTGGTAGAGGAACCACACGGTTCCCATCTCGTTCAGGTATTCCAGATTGAAGTCCTTCAGGTACTTTCTGAGGACGTCGTTCACACTCTCGCTGCCCTTCTGCAGTTCCAGAGGAACATTGAACCACGGAACCTCTGCGGTGATGGGGCCACGGGGCTTGCGCTTCTGGAAGTCAGCGCACAGATCATCAAACCTCGCCATCGTCCCCGCCTCCGCAATATTCGTTGTAGATGCGCTTCAGCTCTCGCGCAACGATGCCGTCCTCGATGTCCTCCAGCAGATCATCGAGATTCCACCGCGCCAACTCAAGCCGCTGCCTTACCTGCTCTTTGTTGGCGCGGCGGTATTCCACTGGCAGGTCGGGGGCATTTTTGAGGATGCTCTGGCACAGCTCGATTTCGCCACAAAGCTCTTCGAGCCGATGGGCCACCCGAGAAACCACGCAGTCGTCATGCACGAGCAGGGTCTTTCCTTTTCCAATCATTCCGCATTCTCCTTTCCTACGAAAATGCCGGCGTACACAGCGCCGTCAATCAGGTAATGGTAGAACTGGTGTCCCTCAGGAACCTCGTCTACCGCCAGCTTCGTCTTCCGCATCACCAGCGGATGGGTGCCGACCATGACAACATACTCGCCATCTGGCACGAGCTGCTTCATCCACTCGCTCGGCTTTTCCGAGCTGTGCGTCGTGTGGTCGAACAGGCTGATAGCCGGCGTTCCCGTAATGGGCAGAGGTGCAAAGAGCGTCATCTGTTCCCACGCTCCACCGGCAATCATGCCGTTACTCATACTGCGCACGTCCCTTCTTGGCCTCGGCCATGATTTCCTCGATGTTGTTTCGGAGCAAGAAGCGGTAGTCCTGCATCCGCTCCTCCAAAATCTCGGCCGCCTCTCTGCGAACAGCCTCAGGTGTGATGCTCTCGCAGTTGCAATGTACGGCCAGAATCAGATCCTTGAACGTGAACCCGTCGAGGATGTTGTCCTCGGCGCTCACATCGTCACCCAGCTTCCATCTCTTGCTTTCAGTCTCCATCCCTGTTTCCTCCAAATACCGCCTCAATGGCTTCGTACCAAGTCGTATTCTCGCCGACGTTGCAATCGGTCTTCTGGAAGAAGTAACTCACGATCTCAGGGATGCTCTCCTTAGCCTCCTCGAAGGTGATACCGTAACTGGTTTCAAACTCTTTCTCGTATTCGGCTCGGTCTTCGTCGGAAACGGC